TCTACTGAGTATCCCAATTTTTACTCATCCGATTATGGCTTCGTCCGAGCGGATACGACTCGTAATGTTATTTGCACTATTGAGTCGAGCGGACGTTGGAGGCGACATATGGTACCGATACCTGTTGAAGCCACCGAGGGTTTGGACGTTGTTGAGCATCCTGTCTATGGGTATCCTATGATGCCATTCAAATTATGGCTGGATACTGTGATGGAGGCTGCACATAGTCGACTGGAAATTCAGTATAGGAGGAAGGATGTGAATGACCAGTTGAAATGCATTATTCGAGCAGTAGTGGAGAACAAGCCTCTCATCCATGCGTGTATGGATTTGAGAGCAGATTTACCTGTCCCTGGGGATTTGGTTGAAAATCAAATGGTCTGGATTTTCAACTTCTACCAAAGAGCTAGAGATAGGATGGGCATAGATGGTTTGAACTTACCAGATGAAATTAAGGAGTTGATTCTATCCTGGTCAGGTTCTTCATATCATACCATTATTTTTCGAAATAGTGACTTTGAATGCCTTGCCCTGGCACAAAATTTTGGAGTCACGCCTTGGGTTGAGCCTAGTTAGCTCTCCCATTGTATAGCCTACTAACAAAAATATAGATAGGTGGCAAGCTCCGCCCACGCAGTCAATTGCGGAGTCTTGTGGTTTAACCATTTCCCTTAAATGGCAAGGACAGGAGTGTCCGAAACTTTTCCCACAGAGTGGGATATTTTCTGCTTACAGTGGTCCTAAGACGTCCTCTGAAAGCACAACAACATTTCACGATGGAAACCCGTCCTACGTTACTGACATCTCATCTTCGATGGATCCCTCACGGGGCGCCACTGACGATCAAGAAGTTAGTTACGAGGAATTCTTTCGTCGACCCATACAAATTGGAAGTTATTCATGGAATGTAGGATCTATTTTAGACATTAATATAAAACCTTGGACTCTATGGATGGATAATCCGAGAGTTTCAAATCGTCTGAACAACTTCCAGAATTTCCGTGGAAGACTTCATTTGAAGGTTGTGATCAATGGTAATCAATTCTACTGGGGTAAGGCTATGGCGACATACCTTCCCTATACCACCTCTACCTTCTATAAGACCGAACCTACTTTTGCTTCACAAATCCCTGCTTCACAGCGGCCTCATTTTTATATAGACCCAACTAGTTCGCAGGGTGGTGAAATGATCTTACCTTTCTTCTATCCTTACGATTGTTTTAATTTGGTTAGCGATAGTCCTAATATCTTAGGTGAATTTTGGATTACTAGTCTGGTTAATCTACAACATGCTAATGGATCCAGTCAGCCTACAGACATAACAATATTCGCTTGGGCATCTGATGTTGTATTATCAGCACCCACCAATGTAAATCGTACATCTTTGACGCCCCAATCAGGAAAAGATGAAACAGAGGAGCCAGGTCCAGTGTCTAAGACTGCTTCGATAGTCGCTAACGTTGCCGGATCCCTATCTAAGGCACCAGTGATAGGCCAGTATGCACTTGCAACACAGATGGCCGCAGGTGGATTGGCTACAGCTGCGAGAGCATTTGGCTTTTCAAGACCTAAGATGATAGACCCTTCCGAGTCACGGCGAATTTGGCAAACAGGAGATTTGGCCACTACAGATCAGAAGGACACATGCATGCCGTTGGCATTGACATCGAAACAGGAAGTAACTGTCGATCCCCGTACAGTGGGATTGAATTCTGAGGATGAGTTGGATTTCAAGCATCTTTGCAAAACACAATCTTACCTGACTAAGTTTAATTGGAGTCTAACAGCATCCAACAGAGACCCACTCTTTTCGGTGCGGGTTAACCCTATGATGTACAATATATCGGCCCATGTATTTCCCGCTTCATCTCCTAGTTATAATTTGACCCCAACTGCGTTTTGTGCCCAACCCTTTAGCTATTGGCGTGGTTCAATGACATATCGATTTCAAATTGCAGCGAGTGCTTTCCACAAGGGGAGATTACTTGTGGTTTGGGATCCTATGAATTCAACAGCAAATCCAGAGATGAATACGGTCTATAATAAAGTCCTAGATATTTCAGAAGATCGGGATTTTACTATCACCGTGGGCTGGGGGTCTGATTTAGCAGGTCTATTGGTAGAGAAATCCATCATTGAAGGAGCAGACGTCCCCTTTAAGATATCAGCAACGGAGACTAAAAGATCTAGTTATGATAATGGTGTTTTGACCGTTTATGTGCTCAACAATCTTGTCACCTCCGGTACATCTACTGACCCTGCCCAGGTCATCGTTTCTACCTGTTCAGATGATATGGAATTTTGGGGTCCTAATGCTGATGTGGTTCCTCGTACTACGTACACACCACAGAGTGGTGAGCTTGAAGATAGCCCTGACGATGCACCAGATGAGGCCCCTACTAATGAAGATGTGGGTGGGGACCATGAGGACTCAGTATTCCGAGTTCTTGCTGGTGATAGAGTCTCGTCTTTTAGACCACTACTTAAAAGATATCAATTGCTTAGGGTGATTTCTGGCTATGAGAATGGTGGAGTGTCTGGCGATTTTTATCGTATTTACTGGAATACCAAGTTGGATGGTCGGATACAGATCACTGCTGGTGATGTCCGACCGACTCCACTATTGGATTATTGTAGATACGCGTTTTCCGGACAGCGTGGGAGTTATCGGTACAAGTTTCTACCATACTATTTCTCGAGAGATGCAGGCGTGATCGGGACTAGATCAGAGTATGCTACAAGTGATATCACCAAACAGATAGCCCCTACTGGGGATGATGCTCTCATCACACAAAAGATGTGGCAATTTAGCTTGGCAGGTGAAGTGGTTTCTAATTCCGCTTCGGGAAATATTGTAGAGATGGAATTACCATATTATATGTGGTGGCGTTTTGATCCAGTTAGCAATAATAACGCTCGCAATCAGGAATATGCCGCTACTGCCACTATGGAGGTCTTAACTGATGCTCGTCCCAATGATCCTTTCTCGTTTGCGGCTGGTGAGTACATTTCAGTAGGTGAAGACTATAATGTATTTTACTTTTTGGGCGTTCCTCCAATGTGGAGAATAACCCTTCCATGATGGTGGCTGCTTTACATTTTGCGTTTGGTGTTTAGACAGCCTGTAAAGCGCTACAAACCTCAGAGTGGTGTGGACCTTGGTAATATGGGTGGACACTATGAGGACGTGTCAAGAGTAGTTGGTGGTGAAAGAGTCCGATCTTTTAGGAGCTGTCTTCGACGTTACCAGATGGAAAAGAGTGATTGGATCTCAGCTTATATACCTTCTGGCACTTGGAAGATTTACAATCTCCGATACAGTACGTGCCCTACAAAATTGTATTACGGCTTTGGTCTGTACACTCCTGGTATGACAATGTCTTGTTATGTAGCATCCGCTTATTCTGGATACCGTGGATCTCGAAGGTTCAAGATGGTGCAATACAATCGACTAACTCACAATGGTGATTCGGCATTGTTCGCTAAACCAACGGACACCATGGTGAAGGGTGGTTGGGTGAATGCGGCCGATGGTGATACCGTCGTTGATCATACCAACTATACTTTTTGGCAAGAAGCAAACAAAGACTCCTGGAGAGGAGTCGTAATTGCCGCGGAACCTGCGTCTAAGGTGTTAGACTTTGAGGTTCCTTTTTACTCAAATCAAAGATTCCTACCAACCACACAGGAATCAACAACTGTTAAGCAGCAAGCACAAATGACTTGCAGTTATCGGAATGCTATTCCCTATGCCATTATTGATGAGTTTAGTCTTGATGTTTATTCATCTATTGGCGATGACTACAATTTGTTTTTCTTCTGCGGCGTTCCCCCCATTTGGGGCTCAGCGTGAGACCACATGCTGTTAGGAACATTGGTTAATTGGTGTTGCAGCGCACCGCGCCTTTATGGCGTCCAAGCTACGCGAAACATTAGGTTTCAATCCCAAGCGTAGCTTGGGAGGAATTTTTCCTAGTTGTTGTTTCTCTATGCGTAGTGAGGTATATATATTATATATTACATATTACATATTACATATTAAGCTGTTGCGTTGCCACGCAACACACGTTACCTTGCTGTATGTGC